CTAGCTATCCCGACGTTTATCCCCGCTGCGCTTGACCACCGAAATCCCCAAAACGGCCAGGGCCACACCCCAGATCGGGCTGGTATTAACAAGGGCGGCAATAATCGCGGGGGCCTGCTGTGGGGTCATCACAATCGCCGCGGCAATTGCCCCCATCATCAAAACCCAGGTCAGGGCCATGGCATAGCCAAAACTGGGCCGCCAGCGCCGCACGAAGGCATCATCTGATGCCACTTCCGCCCGAATTGTCTGGTTCACCGTACGCACTACCGTGCTGTCATGGGCCAGTTCGGCGCGCACCAGTGCCTCGGTATGGCGGTTGGCTTCGGCTAGTTGATCCGCCCCAACAACGCCTTGCCCGACGGCGGCCTCCACATCGCGCAACCCTTTGGCCGCAGACTTCGCCAGCGGGTTGTCAATCGCATCCAGCCCCGCCCCCACCGCCTTGATCAACAACGGCAACCCGATTTGCGCCAATAATGCCGGTATCATGTTTTAACCTCGCCTGTTGGGTGAAAAGGATATCGCCGTACGCCTAACTGATATCGCCATAAAAAACGTGATTGCCAATTTCACATACCGGCACATGGCCCCGCGCCCACCACGGGTCACATTGCAACGTGTGATAATGCGTGGCCCCGTGCACTGCATCGGCCAGTTTTCCGCCTATTGCCCGGTTTGCCACCCGGCGACATAACCGGTATGCCTGGTCCCGTTCGCTAACGCGCAACAGTTTTTCCCGATTGGGGTCGCCCTTGTTCCAGCACGAAAATTGCCCGGCCTTTAAACAGACCTGCACCACATCATTGCCCCACCAATACCCGCCCCGGCATTGTGCCAGGGCCACGCGGTTCATAATCACGCAGGCAACGGCTTCAATCCCGGCAAGGTCTTCGCCGCGCGCTTCGCCGTAAAGGGTCCGGGCCAAGATATCAGCCGGCGACACATCGGCCAAAGCCGCCAATTCCGTGTGTGTCTTTTGCGTGTCCTTGATCATTGCCTATCCCCTTTGGAAAAAGCCGCTGCCATCGCGGCCAAAATCATATGTCCCGGTTTTCAAGTTTGGCCTCAATGCGCAACAAATGCGCGGTCAGGCGCCGCTCCACATCCTTTAAATACGGGATCGACACATAATTGCGTGCCACATCAAGCTTGAATGCCGCCAGCCCATCGCGGGTTTCCTGGCAATCGCGCATGTTCTGCGCGATTGTGACATCTACCCTGCGATGCAATTCGGCCCGACTGCGCCAAATCAACCAAAACAACCCCGCCAAAACCGGCAGTTCCACCATTGTCAGCCACCAGCCCAAATCAACCGGTCCTGCTGCCATTGTTTTTCTCCCAAAAAAAAGACCCGCCGGAATTTCCCGGCGGGTCAGTTCAGGAGTTTCTCATCATTAAGAAACGTCCCCCTAATCGTATGGATCATTTGTCAAACACACAGCGCGCTATGCCCGCTAAAACTCTCTTTAGAATAGTAAAATTCGTTAATTTCTATTCTTATAGATATGATATGCGGCATGAACAAAAACAAGCAGCGCTGCAACCATAAGAGGATTTTTTTACCAATCCTCCAACACGCTGCTTCCAAATGATGATTATGGGTCAAACTGTGGTTCGGCGTGTAAAACCGCACTCGATGGTCGCCAATCCCGCCCAAAATCAGGGCGCACCACCCGTGGCAAGCGTACCGGTTCGGCTAAAATACATCCGGCAACCGCATCCAGCCCGTCATCCCGGTTGCCGCCATTTGCCCGCCATTCGCGCATTTCACGAATAAACGGGGTCCGCCAGATGGTGCGGTGCCCATGCAGCAATCCTGCGGCCAGCACCGCGCCAAAGGCATCGGCAATTCGGGCTTCCTTGTTGCGGGTTTCATGAAATTCCACCACCGCCGTCAGGCACCCGGCCTGTTTTAAGCAACGCCGTAAAATATTGGGCAAAAACCGGCCAATGCCATTGGTTTCCACCCGCACCATCGGCAACTGATGGCGCTTTGCAAACGCGGCCACTTGCCGACAAAGCTGGCTGGCTTCGTCCTCGGTATCCAGCCGGGCCGGATCGCTGCGCAAATAGGCCACATCATGCAGCCAGTATTCCCCCTGATCGCACATATAAATCGCGGCAATCACCGCCCCGTCCTGCCCCTTGCCGCCAAATGACGGATCAAAATGGCAACTGGCGGCCACCATGCGGCGGTCGCCAATGCGCAATCGTTGCTCGCCATTGGCGGTTTCAAATTCGGCCACATCGTCATAGGGTTTGATCCGTGCCGGGTCCAAATCGCCCAGGTCAGGCGGCACCATTTCCAGCATCATCTGGCTGGCAAATTTGCCTGGCGGAGTTCGGACACGAATTTGTTCAATCTTTGCCCGCGAAAAACGATCAGGCCAGGCCGAAACGCCATTTTCATCGATAATGGGCAAACAAAACCGTGAAAACCCGTTTAAAAACGGCGCATCCTCGCCGGTTTCGGGCCGGGTTTCGTCGGCATAAATCGAATAATAACTATGCGGCGTGCCAATAAAAACCTGCATCCCGCCGGGGCTTAGCACATAGGAAATCTCGCCCAGTTTTTCACGCAACTCATCGCGTTTATGCGCGGTATCACAGGTTTTTGGCACTTCCACATCGTCACAAATCACTACATCGGCCCGCGACCCGGTAATATTGCCGCCAATCCCCGCCGCCTGCATTGATGGATCGCGCAGTTCGCCGGGCCGGTTAATGGTGAAACGTTCCGCCCCCCAATCGGTCTGTTTGCCCGGCACCGCCGATGCCAGCAACGGATGGCGCTCGACAATGCGCTTTACATTGCGCACCATCTTTTTTGCCAAATCAAGATCGGCGGCCAATACCAGAATGCGCAAATCGGCATTGCAATACAGCAACCAGGCGCAAAACAAGCCCACCATGGTGGACTTGCCGCTGTTGCGAAAAGCCATCAACAACAAATCACGCGACCCACAATCATTATGATGCTGCAACCACTTTGCCATTTTCTGATGGTGGTCCGGTGTGCCCTGCCCCAGCTTCTGGTTCCATATCCAGACAAATTCGGCAAGGCTGGCCTGGCACTGCTGCATTTGCCCCTCCGTCTCGTAACGCCCCCATAGTCAGCCCGCAACAGCAACTAAGCGCCCTGCATCGCCTGGCGCGCCGCCGAAATAAGCTGCGATGCCGTCTCTGGCTGATTTACCCCGTTTTCATCCGCATCCTCACCCGGTTTGCCATTACGATCACCATTTCCGCCTTTGCCAACAGATCGCCCGCCTGCCACGTCTTCCTCGCACATCCAGCGCAAAAGTTTGATCAGGCTTTCCACATGGCCCAGTGCGGCCTTGCAGGCGGCCTGATGGTTGACAAATCCCCTGGCATCCATCACCCCGGCTGCCTCGCTGGCCACCCGGTGATAGGCCTTGCGTGCGCGCCGAATGTCGGTCGGCAAACTGCGCAACAATTCCATCCGCAACCGTGTAAGGCGACTTTGAACATCGGTTTCATCATCGCCATGGCCGCTGTTGGTGGCCCCATTTTGTGTCATGTTTTCCGCCCACTGCCGTCACGCGGCCCCACCCGCACATAGTGCCAACAACCGGTCATCACCCAACCGCCCCGGCCAATAGGACAAGGCCCGCACATACCCGTTAAGCTGGCTTGCCGTGCCTGCATAAGACCCAAGGCCCAATGTTTGAAAATTGCGTGGCAAAGCAAAACCGGGGGCCGATTTTAAAACCCCGTTTTGGGTGGCAACGGCAATGTCATCATCATCAAATGCCAGTGCCAGCAAATTGCGCTGGCTCGGCACCAACGTGCCATAAAGCGATTGCGTCATCATTTGCTGCCCGTTTTTGCGCAGGCTGATGCGCAACTGATCCTGCGCACTGTCATAGGCGAGATCAAGATGATCATCATTCAAACTGGTTGAATAAAGCTGCATCACCCGCCATATCCCGCGCCAGGCGGATGGCAAGGCCAGGTCAAAAAACAGCGTCCCGGCACCGGGCATAAACCAGCCGCCGGATAAATCCAGTCGCACGTCATCGCCATTGCGCGCCGCGGGGATGCCATTACTGATCATGTCGCTGCTGGCAAGTGCTGCGGCTTCAAGCTGAACATTCCACACCAGCACCGATGCCGCAATTCCCGAAATCGCCGTGCTGATTTTAGGATAGCGGCTAACCGCCGATGCCGCCTCGACAAACCCCACACGCTGCCAGTTTTCATCCAGCGTAACGCCGTGTTGCGAGGCCCCGTTTATCCCCCCCAGGGTAATCTGCGCCGTGCCGCTTGCCGCACGCATCCACACCGCAAAGGCATGGGTTGCGCCTGCTGCCAAATTGTCCACCCGCTGATAAATCCCGCCTGATCCGGCGGCAAAATCAATCCGGGTCGCCGTTGCGCTGCCATCCGGTGCAATCCCGGCTTCAGGCTGCACCGTCACGCCGCTATCTTTTTCCCAAATCGCATTGGTGAAATTGGCCGAATGGCGCAACAAATTGGCCGATGCCTCCTCAATCCGCAGGCCTAATGCCCGCCCGTCACGATCAAATTCAAAAGCGGGCACGTCTGGGGCAATTTCACCGATCACCCCGGTTTCATTCATCACATGCGTGGTGCTGGCCCGTGCCACCTGCAAATAATCCGTTAACGGCAAAAACCGCATCGCCATGTCATCTGTCCTGTTTTTAAAATCTGCCCGCCGACATACCGAAACCCCGCCAACGCTGCCGTTGGCGGGGTCTGCCACATCACATATAATAAAAGCCCGCCTGCACTCAGGCGCTTAACCGAACGGCATGAAACCAGCTTGCCAAACTGGTAGCGACAATATTGCGTGTGTCGGTCGCCCCGTGGGCCACCCGCACCCGAAAGGCGTTATCGGTGCCAATACCTGCCCGGGCAATGCCACTACATCGCAATACTTTCCGCCCCTCGTCGCCATTGGGCAGGGTATCGACACCCTGCAAATGCATGTTCCAGCCGCCCGCCCCCAGCCGTTCCACAAACACCATGCCCTGCACCGACTGATCGGCCAGTTCCATGCAAATGCCGATGTCAAAATGATAATGCCCTGGCGGCACATCGGCGATGCCATCATACCCGGCACGATAAAGGCCGTGGCTGTCGGCCACGATACTGTCCCATTCAACAATAAACGCGCCATTGGCCGGAATCGCCTGCTTTTGCGTGCGCAACATTTTCACCAGCGGCCCACCGCTGCGCAAGGTCTGAACCTGCCAGCGGCTGCCATCGCAAAACACCTCCACGGCATCGCCGCGCATCGGCAGGGCAAAAACGGCCCTTTCGGCGGCTCCATCCACCGGGTGCAACACATCATTCCCCACCGTTGCAATATCTGTTGCCGTATCATCGCCGTTAAAAACGCGAAACGTCACCCCGTTACGGCTGGGCTGGCAGGCCGGAAGCGTAACCCGCCCGCCATTTGAAACCCGCACAACAACACCACTTTGCCTTGGATGCAACGTCACATTCCCCGGCGCATCCACCATCGGCATCCGCCGTTCATCCTGATAGGCCAGGGCCTGCCCGCCCCGGCAATCAAGTTGCAAAACCGCCGTGGCCGACTGGTTCACAAACCCCGCAAACGATGTTTGCGCCTGCTCTGCCGCTGCACTGGCAACATTTGCCGCCAAACGGGCCGCTTCGCCCGCCGCCTGTGCCCCGGCAATCGCGGCTCCGTCCGGCCCGTTCACCAACTGGCGCGCTGTTTCATCCCACATAATCGCCCGCCCCGCCTGCGGGTAAGGCAACTGCGCCGATGCCCCGTCCCCTCTGGCATTGATTGCGCCATCTGGCATCCGCAATGTTCCGGCAAAGCCTGCTTCCACATCGCCCAGGGCCGCCAGCACATAGTCAAAATCGGCGTTTAAAACATCGGCGCGCAGGCTGCTGCCGCTGTCATAATGACTTAACCGGCGCAATCCCAATCGCCGCGCAATCAGCACATCAGCCCCCGTTACCGGTGCCTTGACAAACGTTACCGTGCCGCCGCTGGCCGCAACAATACCATCGCCGGTTTCCCCACTGCTTTGGCTGGTATTCAGGGCAATACCAACATTTTCGCTAATTTCATCGCCATTCACCGTTACCTTGATGTCCGATCCGGCAAACACCGCAAATTCAAACGGAAATTCCCGGCTTTCCCCGTCGCCTTCATATCGAACTGCCGCCAGGTCGCCATTGGCAAAAATTGCCCCCACGATCTAACCTCCCCAATTATCGCGACGCGCAAACCACGATGTAATTTGCGACAACGTGTTATAGCGCGATGTATCAAGCAAACTTTGCCGCTTGTATTGTGCGCTCTGATCAATATTGCGGCTTTGGCGGGCAAAGGCACCATCGGCACTTTCCTGCACATCCAGCATACTGCGTTGTACACCGGACAAAACCGCACGGGCTGACCCGGCGGCACCAGCCTGAATGCCCGACGCCCCCTGAGCAGCCCGCAACCTGGCCTGTTGCACGCGCAATTTGCGGGCCCGTTCGGTATCATCGCTGGCTTTTTGCGCAGCCAATGCCTGCTGGTCGTTTTGGCGTTGGGCATCAATCTGGCTGGCGGCTTTTTTCGCCTGATTCTGGCTGGTCACAATTTCGGTGCCAGTCTGTACTGCACTGGTAAGAACCGGTGCCCACGATGAAAATCCCCCCATCAGTCATTCACCCCCACTTCGCTGCTAACCCCCAGTAATAAAAAAGGCCGGGGCAAATCCCCCGCAATGCGCCAAAGCCCGTTCTGCCCGCCCCGTTTCCATCCCAACGCGCGGACCGTAACCTCGCCGCGAAACAGTCTGGCGGACTGGTTCAAAACACGTCCGGTTGCGGTGGTGCGCAAAGGCACACGGCGCATGCCATGCCCCACATCAACGGCCATCCCGGCACTGTCATGCAGGCGAAATGTCGCACAAATCAGCCGCAAGCTTGACCCGCCATAGGGCCGAGACCCATCCCCGCCCACCGGCGGCAATGCTGCAATTTCATGGCTGAACGGCAACCCTGCCATGACCTGTGTTTCCGCTGTATCAAGGCGCAGGCTGCCGCCTTCAATCAGAACATTGCGGTAAAACTGGCTCCCGGCCCACACCCCGGCCTCCATGCCATCAAGCAGGCCAAACTGCCCCCATTGCGCTGTGGCGTGGTTCGATTGTGCAATAACAGTTAGATCAAACCCGGCTTCCTCATCAAACCAGCCCAGAAAAAACCGGTTCTCGCGCTCAATTGCCACATAAACACGTCCGCCGCTAACCGCAACATTGCGAAAGGCACCATCAATGTCTTGTCCGCTCCAGGCGGTGACACCCTCGCTACGATAAAGTGTTAAAGTCGCAATCGTGCCATCGGCCATCACCACATGTAAAAGGCGCAGGTTGGCATCATAGGCCTGATCAACAGGTGTGTTGACCAAATGGCTCGATAACAATGCCAAATCAGCCGCCCCATAGGCCTGTTCCAGATCGGTAAATAAAAACTCCCGTATCTCGGTGCCATTGCGCGCGGCAAACACCGTCGCCCCGTCAATATTCACAGGCGGCACATTGCGGTCCACGGCACTGCCAATTCGGGTTTGCCGGGTGACCTGAATATTTTGCGGGGTTAACGGCGTCCCGCTGACCATCCATTCCGCACCGCTGGTAAAAACCTGCAAATCGCGGCCCGAAAACACCGCCGCAATCGCGCTGACCTGGTCGGCCAGCAAGGCAAATTCAATCGCTTCGTCATCCAGCCCCTCGCCCAGTTCAAAATTAAACAATGCCCCCGAATGCGACATCCACAACCGGTTGGGCAAATCGCGCGATCCGCCAATCACCATCCGATCCTGATGAAAGGTCACACTGCGCGGCCAGCCCCGCACCACAGAAAAGGCCGGTTCGGCGAAATTTTGCGTTTCATCGGCATTGGGCAGATTGGCACGCAAGACAAGGGTGGCATGTTTGCCATCGGCAACGGCGGTCATTTCCCCCTCAATTCCCTGCACCCGCCATTGCACCCCCACATGGCCTGCCACAAACAGATCTTCGCTGGCTGTCAAGGTTACCGTGCCCGATACCCCCGATGGTTTGACCGACACATAAGGTTCAGCAAATTTGTAATAGGGTTGCTGACGTTTGGTGGTGGTTTCCCCCCATACCAGGTTTGTCACCAGCCAGTTTTCATTTGCCCTGGGCACAATTCGCATCGGCACCACATCGGGATGCACAACAAACAGGGTATCTGCACTTTGTGTCCAGCTGATCTGACTTAAATGTTTGCTTTCAAACGGTGTTGTCAGTTCCTGCACCACCTTGTCGCCAGCATAAACCGTGGCCCGCAAATGCCAGAACACCACTAAAAACGGCTGATCAACGTTAAATTCAAACGGCACCAGCCGCACCGGCCCGCGAACTTCGTCAATCAGCCGCACGCCGGGCCTGCGGCGCACCCCGCCCGAGGGCTGCACAAACACATTGCGCAATTTTGCTGCCCCGTTGCGATAGGCGGCAATATCGCCGCGCCCCCATAATTTCGGCGCCAGTTCCCCGGCACTAAAGGTGGTTTTTTCCAAAATGCTGCGCGCCATTACCCCCGTGCCTCCAGCAAGGGAAAATCCTCAATCCGGCGCGGCGTCGATTGCTGGGCATCGGCCAGCCGCGCTTGATGAAACAGGTCGTCGGCCCGCTTTTGCAAATATTCCGCCCGACTGCCACTTTCGGTCAGCGGCAGGCAAAACTCCGCTGCCAGCCGGGCCATCAGGGCCATGTCAAACCACACCGGTAACGACGCTTCGGGCATCCGCCCCACATACTGCAAAAACACCCGGTCTGCGGCACATACAATCACGCCCTTGCGCAGTTCAAATTCCGGCAAACGGCCCGCATCACTTTGCAACGACACCAGCCGGATAAAATCGCCCGGCAAGGCAAATTGCCGCTCGTCCCGCGCAGGCTGATCATCGTCCTTATCGGGCAAAGCCAGCCGCGACAGCCACTTGCCCCGGGCCGCAAACCGCCACGGATACGCCGCCAGCATCCCGTCGCGCAGGGCCGGATACAGCATTGCCGCCACTTCCGCCTCCACGGTTTCCTCGGCAAAGGATGCGATCGGGCTCACCCCGATCATCACCAGTGCGCGCGCACATAACGCCACATCGCTTAACGCCATAACGACCCTCCCTGCCTGCCATCCGCCCATAAAAAAGCCTGGCTCAACCGAACCAGGCTTTTTGCGTCCTACACCGCAATCCATCAATCGGTGTTGGTGGTGCCAATCGCGGTCATATCGCGCACATCAACGCCGTTAACATCGGCCTGTGTCACCAAAAACATCCCGCCCGAAACCCCGCCGTCGCGGTTGGTATTGGCAAACATGATATCCCCGGCGCGCAACATATCGCGGGCCGGTTCAAAATAATTCAATGTGTCCACATCGGTCGCCGCATCGGGGGTAATGTAATGCCACAGGGTAAAACCGTTGGCATAAGCTAGAACACTCAGATTCCGGGCCTTGAAACCTTCTGCCATTTTAAAACTCCGTCATTTTCAGGGGAAAATGCCCATCCGGGCCAATAAAAGAGGCGGCAGCAAAAGTGCCGCCCCAAAACAGCTTATTCCTTGACCTGCAAGCAGGTCACCCCGGCCCCATCGACCATAATCGCCCCCTGGCTCATCGAGTTATTGACGAAATGGGCTGCATAGTCGCCATGCCAGGTAATATCGGACTGCACATCAGCCCCCACGGCATGGCCAATGGCGGTGCGGTGATACCAAAAACAACTGCGCACATTATCCTTCACCGGCAGGCCCGAATGGGGCATCCACAATGTTCCCAGCCAGCGTTTGGCCTGGGTGCCCTTCCACGGCAAATCTTCGTCGCCAATATAATCCGACGATGCAAATTCCTTCACCGCCAGCAAATCCGACCATTGTTTCCAGCCAACAATCGCATAACGCTGTCCGTCATCAGGCACATCGCGCGCGCCCATCGCTTCAAAGGCGTGCAAAACCTTGTCCAGGGTCAAACCACCACCGTCATGCTCAATCACATCCTTGGTCTCTGACAGGGCATTAATGATCAATTCGTCGGTTTTGCGCCCCAGCGCATAGGCCCCGGCATTGGCCAGCACCATTTTTTCGTCATGGTTAACCTTCAATTCATCCAGCGCATCCACCCAGTCCCCGGCGTAATAATCGCGCAAATCGCACCGCACCACTTTATGATCCACATTCATCACCGGCACTTTGCCATGGCGCGCCTTGGTGGTGGCAACGCCCTTGCCCACTTTCTGAAAAACGGTACTCGCCCCTTTGATCCCGTTTTTCACTCGCACAGTATTACGCAGTTTGGACCCCATCCGCTGATAGGCCTGATGCACATCGGCTTGAAAATGCTCGACAAAACTTTTATCAATGGAAATACTCATCACTGCCCCTTTTGCCTTGAAAATGCCCCTACGAAGGCCGTCGCGGCAAACAAGGCACAACCGCCATATTTACCGCGTTAACTGTCATTTTATGGTCATGCTTTAATGATTGATTTGCTGTTCCGGATTCTGGCTTTAGGGCCAGGTTGAATTGCCATTAAATGGCTGCCGGACGACCCCGATCTATTTAAACGTCACCCCAGTCGGAGCCTTCCAGGTGCGCGCACGTACTTATGCCATTTTAACTGTTATCGCTTTGGGGGCTGCGGGCTATTTTGCCCTGCCCTATTCACCGGTACCCGATTATCTTCACGCCTTTACCGCCCGTGTTTCAGCCCTTACCGGCTTTGGTGCCGACCGCATCCGCAGCCGCGTTTTACCCGATATGGAAAAACGTCTCAGCCAGGCCGACATTGCTGTCGGCGCGCCGGTTTATTTGCGGGTTTTTACTGCCGAACAAAAACTGCAGGTCTGGCTGCGCGGCGATACCCGCTATAACGAAATTCAGGATGCCAGCTTTTGCACCGACACGGATGGCGACGCCAACGCCGCCCCGCAAATGCCCCCGCCCGGCGTTTATCGCATCCGCCGCGCCGATCTGTCGCCCAACAGCCCCAGTCATGTCGAACTGGGCCTGAACCCGCTACCCGATGACGATGCCCCAACACCCGATGATGCCGTCGCTGCCATCTCTTACAGCCTGCATGGCAACTGTTCGAACCTCGCGGGGATTTCCCTTAAAAACGACGACATCGAACAAATCTATCTGCTGGTTGATACCGCCTTGCGCGCAGGCCAACAGTTTGTCCCGGTCCATGTTTTTGAAACCGCCAAAAACATGGATGACAGTCAGGCCTTAACCAACGACGCCATTGGCAATACCCCGGCACCTGGCCTGTATGATGTTTATGCTGCTTTCGAACGCACCCACATCCCGCCAGATGTCAGCAAAAGCAACGGCCGCTATCACGTCGCCCCTGCCAATTAAAGGAAAAGTGCTTTAACCGGGGGCCTTATTCCCCCAGGTGCAGCCGGTCAAAGGCCGCCTGCACCCGGGCCACAATCGCCGGGTTGCGATCCCGCCAGTATCGCGGGTCATTCATCAATTTTTGAATATCATTTTGCGGATCGACCCCGGTTTGTCCGGCATGGTTCCCGGCCAGTCCCGGCTCGCTGCCGCCCTGCATAAGGCGGTATAATGCGCGCACCCCTTCGGGCGTCTGCGCCATGGCGTCATAGGCATCAGGCAAATGCTTTTGCCCCCAACTGGCAAGGCGCGGGGCCAGTTTTGCCCATTGTTCTGCCCCGCCAAATTCGGCCGCCAGTTGCCCCTGCATTTCCGCCATCCGCGCAGCTGTTTGCACCTGTGCCACCATTGGCGTTAAAATCTCGGTCGCCAAATCATATACCAGTTGCGCTTGCGACCCGGTAAAACCGGCCTCATGCAAGCGGGCATTCAAGGCTTCATCCACCCCGCCCAAATCTTCAACACCGCGAATGTCATAGCCCGCCGGGCTGTCAGGCACGCCAAGGGCCGCATAAAATGCCTGGCGTTCGGCATCAGGACTGTCCGGCCCCGGTATCTGAAAAGCCGGCGCAGGGGCGTTTTGGGGTTCGGCCGTGGTTGGTGCAAAATCCACCGCTCCACCAACCGCGCCCAAATCATCGCCGCCCGCCCCATGTTGCAACGGCGCACCAGCAGCCGCATTCAAAATATTCCCCGCCTGTGGCGTTACCATTGTCGCGACCTCGCCCGCGACAACAGGCGCCCGCGCACCGTTTCCACCCCCGGCGTCACGTCCCTGCCCAACCACAACATCATGCGTATTTTCCGCCATCGAACTCCTCCAAATCCATCACGCTGGTATCAAACGTCAAACACCCCGTGCCCGGCGCAACATATGCAGCACCAGGGCGCGCTGCCCTTCAAGCATCCATATCGCCTGTGGGCTTGCCCCCGGGCCAAGGGCACGTTCCAGCGTCATGGCGCGTAAATCGGCACATACAACAGCACCATCATTGCCTGCGGCATCGCCCAAAATCCGTTGCCACGCGCGGTCACGTTCTTGCCGCGACACACCACCAAAAACCCCCTTGGCAGCGGCATTTTCCGTCCCTTTCGAAATCTGCGGCAAATCCACATCCGCCTGCCCGTCCTCAAACCAGCCCCACCCGCGACCATCACAGGTTTGATTTTGCGCGATATGGTCCGTATCGCCCGTTTCATCAGGCATCGCCGCCCCGCTCATTGCCACCGCCTGCGTGCCTGTTACAGCATCCGCCTCCGCCCGTTTCATGCGCCGCCAAATCCTCATCATCCAGCCTCCCCGGCATAGACATTCGTGTTGGTGTTGATGTTGGTGTTAGCCGCCGCGCCCTCTGGGGCCTGCACCATTGCGCCAACAATTCCGGCAATCCCGGCCAGGTCTTCCGGGGTTATTTGCGGTTGCAACAAATCCGGTGGTACGCCAAATTGCTCCGCCAGCCAGCGCACGGTTTTGTCCATATCAATGGTCGCCATCGCATCAGGCCCCAACGATGCCAGTCGCCCCAGCCAATCCAACGTCTGCCCCGCTTCCGCCTTGCGGCCAAGTTGTGCCATTGGCGCTGTATGGCGCAAACACACCACCGTGCCATCAATCGGAATATCAGGCAGGTCGCCACTGCGGGCCAGCACATGTAACGCCCGGCGCATCAACGGAAAAATCAGTTCCGCCTGCAACCGGCTATAGGTCGCAGCCAACAGGCGCGAATTTTCGGCCGCCCGCTCCAAAACCTCGGTTGCGCTCATGCGCGGGGCGTCCACCTGCCCCAGCCGGTCGGCCAGCAAACAGCGGCGAATGCGTTCGCGCAGATCGGCCAAAACAACGTCAGAAACATCAAACCGCCCCGGCGCATCTAATGGTGTTAACCCCGCCGATCCCACCGCCTTGGGAATAATGCTGCCTGGCACCAGGCGCACCGTTGCCGGGTTTAAAATGCCATCATCATCGGCCTGCCAAATGCCGGTCACGGCAATGGACGCATTCTTTAAAACCAGTTCCACCACCTTGTTGGCGGTTTTAATATCGGGTAACGCCTTCATCACCGGCGATCTGCCATAAATTTCGCCCGGTGCCTTTAACCAGCGAAAGGCAATATAGGGCGAAACCGCAAACCGCCCCGTGGCAATCACACCGTCCTGTGCGGTAGTGTCCACCGGGTCGCTGGCAAAAAACACCACATAATCATAGCCGCCGCCCCCGGACCGATCCGGCAAAACCGCCTCGATCACGGCAAATTTTTCCATCTCGGCATCAGGGCCGCTTGTCATGCGGTCAGGTATTTTTGCATCGGGCCATTTTTCGCAAATATCGGCACTGCCCAGGTTTAACTGACGAAAAACCGCATCAAGGGTGCCATCCACCCGTTCCTCAAATGCCAGTTGGCGCACCGGCACAGCACAAAACCGAAACCGCGATGGTGCCCCCGGCCCCTCTTCCTCCAGCCGCAAGCACGCCGTTCCCACCGTCACCAAATCCAGATACGCCTGGTGAATTTCAACCGCAAAATTGGACCGTTCAAAATGCCCCTGCACGATCCGCCCCGCACGGGCCAGTTTCTCGGCCAACTCGGCTTTGTCGGCGGCGGCGACATCCTCGCCCGGCACCATCTGAAACCAGCCGCCCGACGGCGGCGTTATTTCGCCTAACAAACTGGCGGCCAGTTGCTCCACCGCATCGGGGGCAGTGGCATCAAACACGCGGTCAAACTGCTTTTTGCCCACATTGCCACCGCCCCCGCCAAAGCCGCCTGGCCCGCCAGCACCCGCATCACTCTCCTGACGCTGCGGCAGGGCAAATTCATAACATTCCTGCCAATGGCGTTGCCAATGCCCCCGGCGTTGCAGGGCCACCCGAAACCGCCTGCGCAACATCCCGGTATCCATTTCCGCCTGCTTCATCTGTTCGCCCCTGCTGCCAAAAACCACTCGCATTCCCCGTCCGCCGCCCCCCGTCACATCAGGCCCCATCCTTGGTTAATCCCCGGCCAATCCCAACGCGACGCAAAGCCCCACAGCAAAAAACCCGCCACCGTTTCCGGTAGCGGGCGCAACTCTGGTGTTGATTTAGGTATCCTAGCCTATTAAAAAGAACAAATCAAGAACTTTTTTGACAAATTTTCGATCTGTTCACAAGGTAACGATACAACCCCGCCGGAGTCATCACATACCATGCCGAAATACCCAGCAATCTTTTCACCACCTCAACACAGCTAAACATCCCCAACCGCACCTTTTTCGCCGCGTCATCGGGCAATGTCACCCAAACGCAACAATGCCCCTGCCCGCGATAATAGGCCGCCGGGTCAAACAGGGCTGAAAACTGCCAAAGTTCGCATTGCAACTGGTGGCTTGCCGGGTTTAAATAAATCCACTGTCCGCTCTCCCCGGTCGTAATCACCGCAAAACAATGGCGAAACCCGGCAGGCAACCAGCGCAAAAACCATTTATCCGGGGCATCGGCAAACACGATCAAGGCCCGGTTTTCCGGGTTCTTTGCGCGGGCCAGCCCCATCATTGGCACCCGGCGTCGTCCCACACGATTACGTGCCATTGCGCAGCCGCCCTCGCCCGGCGGGCGTAAATCATCCTGCCCCCCTCGTTTTACAGCCGATGCCCGCACCCCCACCAAATCCCCGTCTTCTTTTGCCGTCAGGTCATTCACACCATGCGACCCGAAACACACCGGCAATGCCTCCCCCCGCGATACTCGACCTAAAAATGACATGGCGTAAAATCCCCCTGCATTTCCTGGTCTGTGTCGTTTTCCGCATCTTCTGCCAACGCTGCCCCATCAGGGTCCACAATATTGCGACGAATCAACACATTGCCCAATGCCGCCAGCGCCTCGTCCCACAAAACGGCTTTGCGCTGTTCCTCGATCACCCGAGGGTCCGGCACCCGTTCCACGGCCCCGTAATATTCCAGAACCTGCAAATGGGCCTGCCCAATCTCGCCACCGCGCCATAACCGCATCACGGCATTATAAATATCGTCCGGGTCGCACGGCCGAGTCACGTCCCCGGCATCGGCGACAACCCGTGCCCCTTCGATCCGTGCAGCCTGACAGCGCACAAACCAGAACCATGCCTGCCCGGCACTGGCAAACAGGGTCACCTCCCCGTCGCGCAAGGGTTTGGGAAACAATCGTTGCTGCGTCATTTCGCCCTCCTGATAAAAATTTTACTGCTTTGTGGTCGCCTCACACCACACCCTGCCAACGCGGCGTCCCATCAATTCCCTGTATTCTCAGGTTGCCACCTCTTGCCCATCACACCCGCTGTCGACCAAAACGGCACCGACCAAAACCAATGCAATCTGGCCCGGCGCGGCGCAGACAAAAAAGTGGCGTCACCGCACCCCAGGGTGCCGCGTCATTGATAAGCCGACCATGAACACTTATTGAAAGGAACGATCCATCCCGTGGCAGGCGGGCGGCAATCTTGCCCGCCACCGCTTACTCCAGGATGCAGTTCTCCCGCTGACACTCAGCTTTTAGACCACTTTCGTTCTTATTGTAAAGGATTATTTTCCTAATTATATACTTGACGTACCAAAGGTGTTATCTTATGGTTTCAGGCAACGAAGGAAATAGGAGAAGCAAGATGTCTTCCGCATCAGAAACACAGTTGGATCGTCTGACGGGATATCAAATTCTTCCGACACCAGAGGGCTTTGACGCATACACGCTAATTCTTCGGACAGATTCGGTGGAATTTGCGGTTGTTGCTGGCCACCAAAATCTTCTGAAACTAGCGGCTTCAATTCAAAAACACGTTGTCGATCCGACGAAAGAGCGCTGATCATGTTTGACATCACAAATCCTATCTATCAGGACGCAGACAAAGCCCGTGAGCATCTGGAATCCATCCAGTGGCCCAACGGTCCTGAGTGCCCGCATTGTGGGAACTGCGATCAGAAAGCCATTACCAAGCTGGCCGGTAAATCGACACGCCCCGGTGTTTACAAATGTAATGCCTGCCGTTCCCCGTTCTCGGTTACGGTTGGCACTGTGTTCGAACGTTCCAAGGTTCCGTTGAACAAGTGGGTTCTGGCGACACACCTTATGGCGTCATCCAAGAAAGGCATGTCCGCGCACCAGCTTCACCGTATGCTTGGCGTCACCTACAAGACTGCATGGTTCATGGCTCACCGTATCCGCGAAGCCATGGCGGAAGATAACGAGACTTCCGGCCCTATGGGCGGTCCCGGCAAAACTGTAGAGGCCGACGAAACCTATATCGGCAAGAAAGAAGGCTGGAAGCCTAACCCTAATGCAGTGAAGTCAGGCAAAGCTGGTGGCGCATCGAAACGCGCCGTTGTCGGCCTTGTCGAACGTGGTGGTAAAGTCCGCACCTTCCATGTCAAACATGCAACCAGCGAGTCCGTCCGCGACGTTCTGGTTCGCAACGTTTCCCGCGAGACAAACCTCTATACCGATGAATCCCGCCTCTATACCAAGACCGGCAAGGAATACGCCAGCCATGAAACCGTAAAGCATTCAGCCGGTGAATATGCCCGTGGCACGGTTCATACCAATACCATCGAAAACGTGTTCTCCGTGTTCAAGCGCGGTATGCGTGGCATCTATCAGCATTGCGCCGAAAAGCATCTGCACCGCTATCTCTCGGAATTCGATTTCCGTTACAACCGCCGCGCTGCACTAAAGGTTTCCGATGCAGAGCGCGCCGAGCAACTTCTCCAAGCAATCCGAGGCAAACGCCTTACCTATCGGCGGATTGGTGAAGTCTAGGGCTTTTCAGGGTCGTTGACTCTGGGTTGTGTTGGTTGCATCATTTATCTAGTTCAAAATAGAAACTGGGGGAATGATTATGACAACCTATACAGTCACATATGATCTGCGAAAACGAAAAGATTATCAGACGTTGTGGAATGAGTTGGAACGTCTCAATGCACACAGAACAGCGGACTCATACTGGCTTGTCAGCGTCAGTAACACAGCAATAGAACTGCACAATCATTTAAAGTCATATATTGATTCTGATGATCGTTTGTGGGTGTCGGAACTTACAACAAATCATTACTACAAAAACGCTATAGGTGGAACCAACGATTGGATTAGCAAGAATCCTCCATCTCGCTGACTTTAGTTATCGCTCCATACGATATTCCTTCTACCTTGACTGAAATACCAAGCGCTTTCGCAATTAGATCGATAATTCTGACTTTCAT